TGATTTTTTCCTAAAACTAGAAATTTCAGAAAAATTTGGTGTTTATAATGTAATACCTTACACAGCATACCATATTGAAAGAATGGAAGGTCAAAATATGGAAAACCCATCAGAAGTAAAATATAGATGGAATCCAGATGGATTTGCAGGTGGTTCTTATGGTTACTATAATGTACCTAACCAAAGTGTAGAAGATGATAGAGGAGGTATAGTATTTGATAATTATGAAATGGCTCATTTTAGATTTGTAGCTGATGTTAATTATCTCCCTTATGGTAGAGCATATATCGAACCAGCTAGAAAATTATTTAAACAATATACATTAATGGAAGATGCGATGTTAATTCATAGAATTGCTCGTGCACCAGAAAAAAGAGTATTTTATGTAAACGTTGGAGCAATACCACCAAATGAAGTAGAAGCATTTATGCAAAAGACTATTTCAAGTATGAAACGTACTCCAATGATGGATGAAAAAACCGGTGAATATAACTTAAAGTATAACATGCAAAACATGCTTGAAGATTTTTATATTCCTGTTCGTGGAAATGATAATGCAACAAAAATAGATACTACACCAGGTTTATCATATGATGGTATACAAGATGTAGAATACTTAAGGGATAAGTTATTTGCAGCACTTAAAATACCTAAAGCATTCTTAGGATATGATGAAAACACAGAAGGTAAAGCTACACTAGCAGCTGAGGATATTAGATTTGCTCGTACAATTGATAGAATACAAAGAATTATTTTATCTGAATTTAATAAGATAGCATTAGTACATTTATATACTCAAGGCTATACAGATGAAACATTGACTAATTTTGAATTATCAATGACTACACCATCAATTATATATGACCAAGAAAAAATTGAATTGCTAAAATCAAAAACAGAATTAGCACAACAGATGTTAGACCAAGGTTTAGTACCATCTGATTGGATTTATCATAATGTTTTCCACTTTAGTGAAGACCAATACGATGAGTATAGAGATTTAGCTAGAGAAGATGCTAAGCGTAAGTTTAGACTAAATCAAATTGAAGCGGAAGGTAATGACCCAGTAACAACAGGTAAATCTTATGGAACACCACATGATTTAGCTTCATTATATGGTATGGGAAGAACACAATCCGATCCAGCAAATGTGCCTGATGGTTATGGTCAAGACGACCCGCAATTAGGAAGACCTAAAGATTCTATGACTACTAGAGGAAAGCAAGAAAACAATTTTGGTAAAGACCCACTAGGTGTAAAACGCATGAAGGATACAGATAAAAACGATGGAGATGGAAGACCTGGTTTAAGTGAATCTGAAAGTGCAAGTGTAACATATTTAAAAAACAAGGATATGTTTAAGTCACTTAACAAAAAGAAGTTGATTTTTGAGGGGGATGACGACAAATCATCATTACTTGATGAATCTCAACTAAGAAGCTAATATTTATAAATAAATATATTTTTGATGAAAATAAAACATTCAAAATTTAAAAATACTGGTATACTATTTGAATTACTAGTAAGACAAATTACCGCAGATACACTAAAAGGAGGCGATTCACCAGCAATTGATATACTTAAAGAATATTTTGTTAAAACCGAATTAGGACGTGAATATAAACTATATGAGTCTATACTAAAATCAAACACTTTAAATGAAGGTAGAGCTAATTTACTTATTTCTACTATCTTAGAAAATTCTAAAAAATATAATAGATCTTCTCTTAGAAAACAAAAGTATAACCTAATTAACGAGATTAAAAAACATTATAACTTAGAATCTTTCTTTGGTGCTAAAGTAAAAAATTACAAAGAAATAGCTTCTATTTATACCTTAATAGAAAGTTACAACTATAAAGAAGTAACTAACCTAGACCAGATTAACGATAATAAAATAACATTATTAGAATTTTTAACAAATTCAGAGGTTTTAACTAAAGATAAAGACACAGTAATAAAAGAATATTCTGAATATGATAAAGATTTAAGGACATTAACATACAGGATATTACTAGAAAAGTTTAATGATAAGTATGATGGTCTAAGTATAGAACAAAAAGAAATATTAAAAGAATTTATATATTCAGTAGATTCAACACCAGCACTAAGAGAATTTTATAATTCAAAGGTTAATATTTTAAAAGAAGCATTAAAAAATATATCTTTACAAATAAAAGATCCAGCTACTAAAATTAAAATTACTGAAGTATCTAAATTAATTACTGAGTTAAATAAAACAGATAAAATAGATAATGATAATTTAGTTGATTTGTTACAATATTACGAACTAGTAAAAGAGATTAAAATAGCAAATGGCGTACAAATATAAAATTAAAGAAGCAGACCAAGTAGTAGGTGATATTAAAATCAGTAACGGTGTTAAAACCCAGGTTACGGGTATTGATAGTAATACAGGTGCTATAAGTTGGAGTGTTGAATATATTCCAAACTTTGAACAAATGTATGAATTATCAACTGATCTTGTTGATATATCTAAAAGTGTTTATACTAAAACTAAGGATGATAAAGTACTTAGAGACATTTACGAAGAAGCTAGAAAATTAAGAAATCGAATACGCACACATATTAGAAGTGAATACCCAGACCAATATAAAACATTTGGACCTGGCTCAATGAAAGAAGCAGCTCAAGATATAAAAGTAGAATTACCTAATGTAACTAAAACAAAAGCAAATAACCAAATTACTACAGTATCCGGTTTTGCTGATTTTTTATTAGATGCATGGGATGAGATAGCAGAAAAAGAACAAGATGGTATTCAAAAGAATGCATTTATAAAACAAGCAAGAGCCTTTTTACAAAAAGCTAAGGGTGAAGATAAAAAATTACCACAAGCCGCTGTAGATGAAGACGTAGATGAAGCATCTATGTCAGGTGCAGCTGGTGCCTATAATACACCATATGCGTTTGTGAGAAAACCATTAAAACCTAAAGGCAGTAAGAAAAAGAAAAAATCTAAATATAAGATGAGCAAACCCTCAGGTTTAGTAAATTATATGGATTATGCTGTTAGTGAAGGTGGCGATCCAGGTGCAAGTTTAGGACCAGGACCTAAAGCAAGTGAAGATGGAGTTAATGATAATGCGTATGTAAAGCAATTTAAATACAAATTAGTTAAGAAAAATAAAGACGGTACTTATGTACAACCACCATCTACTCTACCAGTTCGTAAACTTTGGGGAGAATAGCAATATTTATAACATGAAGTATAAAGTAATTAAAGAAGACGAAGACAAGCTAGATTCATTCCAACAAGAAAGAATTGATGCTTTTGATAAGATTGAAGAAGAATTAAAATCTCTAATAAAACCCTTAAGACAGGCAAAAATAGAGACGATAAAATTTTATAGACAAGATGAACCAAATAGTTTTTCTGTTGTCTATGGCACAGATTTAATAAAAGATTACCTTAAAGATATTAAAACATTATTAGAAAAATAATAAACATGAAAACACTACAAGAACAGTATAATTTAATTAAAGAAGGAAAAGGGCATAAGTCTGTTTTCTTAAAAGAAGCAAAATCACAATTCCCGGGCATGATAAACAATGCTGCAACTTTTGATCAAGCTACACATATCTTAAAGAAAAGAAGTGTAATTAGTGAAAACTATGTTGATTTAAAACCAATCAACACAATTGAAGCATCTACTAAACAACCTTGGGAAGACAAATTTGCTAATTATTTATCTGAAGCTAGTAAACCGGCTTTAAATCCTATTGTAAACAATAAGATGAAGGCAAATACTAAGGAATCAGAAGCTAAAATTAAATCTGAACCTAAGTTAAAGTTTGAAATGGAAACTAACCAAACAGGTAGATATAAAATATCTGATGGTGTAGAAAATATTGCATCACATAATTACGATTATTCACCTAAAGTAGATAACATTAATAATGTTAACGCTCAGGAAATGATGAATGGTGTATATTGTGAGATAAAAAACCAACCATCATTAACATTAGACGAGGCTCAAGAAAAAGTAATTAAAAACTTATCTAAAGACTCTTTATATTATGTTAAAGAAGGACAATTTGGTGTTGAAGGTTTAGGATACCAACAAGAATCAGCAGGGTTACCTGATGTAGATTCTCAATGGTCAGTAGTTAAAGAAGGAGTACAAAACGTACTAAAAGAAAGCTTAAATAAGTTTACAGCAAAATTAAATGAAGATTCATTTGATGAAGCAAGAGATAAAGCTATAGATGCTTCTCAAGATAAAGCTGGTATGAAAGAAGACGAAAGACCAGATTATCCAGATGTTGATGGGGATGGAGATACAAAAGAACCAATGGCTAAAGCTGCTAAAGATAAAGAAAAAAAGAAAAAAGTGAAAAAAGAATCAATTGATAGTAGATTAGCTGAAATAGGAAAAGAAGCTGAAGAAGTTAAAATGGAAGCACAATTAGACTTTTTACATGATCATATCCAAGAAAAAGTAGATAGAGTAGATTCAATTAATGAAGATGAAAATCTTAGTGAATTAATTGACAAGACGAAAATGAAACAAATGCAGAGAGAAATCAAAGATTTGGAAAGAAAGAAAATGAAAATGGAAAAAATCTACGAAAAATCTTGTGGTAAAAAATATTCTAAAAAAGAAATGGTAGACGAAAC